CGGTATTATACCGTGCGCATTTCGCGGTAATCCTACGTTTGACTCCCTTCTTCATTCGGCTTGTCAACCGAAGCTGAATTGGTTGTCTCACGTAACCTGAATCCCACTTGACAATAAAGGAGAGTCGGTTGAAGAACCCCCCTTCTGTCAGGATTATTAAGGCGATCTTAAACGATGGCTTGACCGCATCCACCATTTTTGTTCAGGTGAAATGCGATCGGATTCTCATTAACTCGAGAGTCCTTAAAGTTGTCGCTGATCGCTCGATTAGTCCTAACAAATGTCTAGTGATCTTGGAACTAGCCTTTGACTCTGATCTGTGCTTAGAGGACGCGGCCGAACTGGAAGTACCAGATAAGCCTGATCCCGATGCAACGTGATGAGTCTTAGGAACCGTTCTGGTAGTTTGGGACGACGTAACATTTTAACCATTGTGGTTATTTTGCTCTGCGTCGTTACCGGCTACTAGCAGTGACGGTTGTCCAAGGTGGGCAATGCCAGGATTTGGGTGAGCTAATCCTTATCCACTCTACGAGGTAGTGCAATGCTTAACGCATCTACGGGTTCGGTGATAAAAGAGCGCCTAAATAGCGCCCCCGGTTTCCGAGTTGAACCAGGCACCACTTATGAGTGCTGGTCCTCGCGTACCGGTGATTCACCAGGAACACCGACGGCTTATCCGATGACGGGCGAAACTTACTCGCGAGAGTATATCGCCTATGACTCTGGTTCCGCGTATTTTAAGAACGTGGTCCATGAAGTCGAAATCAGACAAGCCAAGACTGTGGGTTTTCGTGGAGAGTTTCATCTTCACGATAAAACTGCACCGTCGCACTACGTCCGATGGGCTTGGCCCCTGACAGCGATGAATTTACATTCTACATCGCTGATACCGGGTCATCCCAGTGGTGGTCTCGCGATGCCAACCATCAATTTAAACAATCTTGATGGTGCCTTAGCCCAAGCCCATAGAGATATGGTACCTAGGGTTGAGGATATCGCGGGTGGTGTGAACTTCGTTAACTTCCTACTTGAATTGAAGGATGTTAAGCAGATGTTCACCCTCTGGAAAAGCTCAATGGGTGCGTTGAAGAACCTGTCTGCCGGCATACTAAATTTAGAGTATGCGTGGAAGCCCATGATCAATGATCTGGTTGCTGTTAGTAGAGGCTTGGCCAACTTACAGAAGTACTTAGATCGTTGGAATCGTGATGCTCGTGCCGGTGTTATTTATACCCGGCATGCAGATATTACCCACATGGTGTGGGACGACGGATCGTACTCAGATAGTACTACGTCGGCTTGGACGAATCCGTATCTCTTCGATTGGAAGAGGCGGTATCTGACAAGCGTAGGTTATTCAGAAGAGGTTAGGGTAATTGCGCATTTGGCGTTTAAACCAAAGGCAATCCCCAGCACCGGAATCAACAAGCTGATGGCAACTTTTGATGCTATCGGGATTGGTGACCCGCTTTCTATAATATGGGAAGCGATACCATTCAGTTTCCTTGTTGATTACTTCCTCAGTGTCGGGAAATTTCTAAGTCAGTTCGACCATGATTTTTACCTGGCACCAATTGAATACGTGGATTTTGGTTATTCGGTTAAGTCCGACGCCACTTACACGTTTTCAAATCGGTATGAGTACTCTTCTCCAACGTATGGTACGGAGGAGGTGAGCGCTCCCGAAGCTTTCTATCGTATCAAGCGATACATAAGAAGGCGTATCGGACCACCACCCCTAGAAGGGGAGGCTACCAGAAGTGTGAACTTCGGTATGCTTGAGTTAAAACGACCTGATTTTAGACAGGCGTTTCTCATGGTGAACCTCCTTAATGTCCTTCGACGTTAAGGAATCTAATTAACCACTTGCCAAGGAGTCCAAAGCTATGAGCTTAACTGACCCCATTGACCTGTTTCTAACAGGCGGCACCGTCCATCAGCTGTATAATACAATCAGCTCCGATGGCATGTCCACGCTGCGGCGTGCTGCTGGCCGTGAACTTCACCTTCCCAGGACCCTTTTCATTGGGCACCAGGTTGTGAAGAAAACCGGCCGCACCGACTCCGTTGTAAAGTTTGCCACGACCGAGATTGCACCTGACGATGTTACGTTAGGGAATCTCGTGGCGCAGCTCACGATACGACGCGATGTTAATGCAGCGATCACTGCAGCCACCTTTACCGAGATGTGGTACCAGATCACTCAGATCATGGCACTCTCTGGGTTTGCGGCGGCTATCCAGGATCTGCAGTCGTAAGGAAGTCCCTTATGACTCGAAGGGGAATGCTTATAGCAAAGGCTCGGAGGACTCTCTTTGAGAAAAGACAATCCACTGAACCTCGGTCTTTTGTGGACCGACTTGGCATTAACCTTTCCTATTGTCAATAAAGACGACCATGCCTCTTTCACAAGACGGTATGCGAGCGAAGGAATTAACTTCTTGACGAAGGAACTCCCCAAATTAGGGAAGGACCTAGACAGGATGTTGATCGGAGGAGAGCCGTTAAATGTTACGGCTCGCTTTCGGAAGAGAAAGGGCACCAATGTACCTGAATTTTTGCACGACATCTTTTTACATGTCGTGTATAAGGATGGTACTATGCGACCTAACCCTTCACCTTCCCACATCAAACTCCTACGTCAGCTCCTGCTGATGTACTATAAGCTGGAGACAGATTATGATAAAGAAGTTGTTAAAGGCTTTGTTAGCGCCTTTACTGAGTTGGATAGCCGAATCAGTGATGACCCTCTTGGACAAACAAACCAAGAAGTAACCATCCTGAATAAGGCACGGAATATACTCGCGGATCTTCTCATTAAGGAGGATCCGCGTTTTATCCGTCCGTGTCATGGCAGCGGTGCGACAGCTTGCCGTACCAAAAACCATGATAAGTATCACTCGTTCCGATATATTGATAGACTAAACAAGGTCTACCCATATGAGGAATACTTCTTCGTCAATACAGCTCACTTCACCGATGATTTTTGGAAATATTGGTTTAGTGAGGATCTGTCTCACCCTGTTTCTCGTCTCGCGGCTGTCCCAAAAGATAGTCGCGGCCCAAGGCTCATCTGTATGGAGCCAAGGGAGATGATGTACATACAACAGGGACTGATGCGGTGGTTGTACGCTCATGTTGAGCAACATCCACTTACGGCTGGCTGGGTAAATTTCACCGACCAGTTCATCAATAGGAACCTTGCGCGCGAAGCCTCCATTCATTTGGAGTACGCAACCTTGGATCTTAAAGATGCATCAGACAGAGTTCGTTGGGACCTCGTTAAGGCGATCTTTCCACCTAGGTGGGTAGATGCACTAGAGGCCTGCAGGACGGAGTACGTTGAGCTGCCCAATGGAGAAGTATACGGCCCACTGAATAAATTTGCATCAATGGGCTCTGCTGTATGCTTCCCTATTGAAGCCCTGACCTTTTGGGCTTTGATTAAAGGCGGCCTCAACATAGATGTGTACGTCTATGGTGACGATCTCATCGTACCTACTACAGCTGTAGAAGCTGTCATGTCCACCCTTGAATTATTTAGTTTGAGGGTTAATGCCGATAAGTCTTGCTACAAAACTCGATTTAGAGAGTCTTGTGGCGGCGACTACTACGGGGGCCAAGACGTTGGTTACGTCAAGGTTCGACATGAGGTACAAAGGAACGTTAACTCGCACTTAGCGGCAGTTGATTTCTGCAATGAAATCATCTATCACTTTGGCGAAAAGGCGGCATTAAGGCTTATGGCTCGCGTAGACGACTATTATGGTCCACACGTGCGCACATTAGCCCAGATACCGCTTTCATACCGATGCTGTAGTGGTGCTTCTAACATCGCCTTCTTTCGTCGGCGTTGGAATAAGCACCTGCAAAAGTATGAATTTAATATCCCCATCGTGAAGACTAGAACGTTATCTCCCAGAAAGGATCCACAGCATCACTGGTGTGAATTGCTGAGAAAGCTCCTGAAGGGCGATGTTCGTAGTCGCCGCCTCACTGAGACCAACTTAACCGAAGGTCAATGTGCAGTGGGCGAGTATGCTGAAGGTCACAGCACCATAAAAAGAACCTGGAGGGGAGATCTTTAGGAATCTCCGTGTCTG